CCGGTATACATACAGCTTCTGCTAATCTCATAATTTCAAATTGTACGTTTATATTATATTCTAATTCTTTTATTTCTTTTCCTATTTCAATAAAATTTTCAATACCTTTATTTTCATTCAACCATTTTCGACCAAATCCTTCTGGTAAGTTTTTTGAAGGCACTCCAGTATTAGTTTGTATAAAGCCAAATTTATTATTACCTATTATATTTTTAACAATTTCTTTTGCTTTTATTTTATCTTCTTCTGTTGTATAAATTTGAGTTTTAACATTATCAAGATTTATATTTAGATATTTTGAGTTTATTAAAATTTTACTATACTCTTGTGAATGCATTGGCATGCACATAAAATTATATCCATTTTGAGTTGCGAATAATTTCCATTCGTTATATAATGATTGAAAGCCTATTTGAGAATTTTGAAAATCATGCCATGCGTCTTTACAATAATATATAGAATCTACATTTGGATTATTATTAAATAACTTTGCTGACTTAAATCTTTCAAGTGTTACAACAGATATATCATTCCCTGTTTGTTTTTTATACTCTCTTATTGCAGGTGTTAATAATATGCAATCGCCTAAGCCGTGCGGATATAAAATTAAAAGTTTTTTCATTTTTTATACTTCTCTATATAGTCACTACAGATACCTATTCTGTTTTCAATATTATTATCATTTATTTCTGGTAAGACAGCTATGCTATCTTTAATTACTATTCCTGGATATGCCCATATATATCCTAAACTTGTTAAAGTTATATTGTCTTTTTGGTGCCAAAAATAATGTACATTACTTATTTTTCTCATTTGGATAACTGCCTCTAAATTTTTTGCATGGCACCATAATTTTTGATTTTGAAGAAAGCTATGTTGTATACGATATTTTGGCTCGTCATGACCTAACCAAAATCCTTTATTATACCAAACATCTATTTCAACATTATACCCTATTACTAACGCACTATTAACATATTCAGGCATGTTTTCTAAATTAGAATTTTTACCATTTATATTTCCTCTATGTGATATTAAAATCATCTATAATTTTCCAAATAGTTTTTTAAGTCTTCTGGTGTTCCTAGTCCCCACATCTTATTTATATTAAATGTTCTAATTTCTTTATTATCCGCAATTGCTTGATTAAATACTGGACATACATAGAATTCATTATTAACTCTAATATTATGTTCTATCATTTCTTCTGCATATTTAACAAAATCAGAACCTTGTTTCCACCAATAAAATCCTACAGTAGCTATATCTGATATTGGATTTTTTTCTGCAACTTCAGTTACCAATCCTTTTTCATTTACTTTTGCAAAAGACCATTTAGGGTGAGTTGCTTTGAATGTGACTATACCTCCATCGCAATTTGTTTCATTCATCTTATACATAAATTCATTTGAATCCCATTCTACAAATTGGTCTGAATTTGCAAAAAATAATGGTGAGTCTGTATTTATATATTCTTTTGCCAATAGCGCTGTACATGCAGCTCCTTCTGTCATTTTATCTACTTCTACTATTTTACATCCAGGAGTTATTAAATTTAATAATGTATCTAAATTATATTTTTCTCTATGTGATTTTTGTACAACATAAATAAAATTTGCTTTTATATTTAGATTTTCAACTACTACCTGAATCATTGGTTTACCTTTAACTTCAATTAAAGGTTTTGGAAATGTATATCCTGCCTTTTCAAATCTTGAACCTGCGCCGGCCATCGGTATCAATACATTTAATTCTTTGTCTCTCCAAGCTGGTGATTTCATATTTTGCCCCAATTTAATTTCATTTATTTTTTTAATTATATTATCCTGCGTAACTTCTTTGGTATTTTTAACTCGTAGTACATGAGACTTACTTCTTGCAGCCGCTAACAATCCATAAGGTGAATCTTCTACAATTAATGTTTCTTCAGGTAAACAACTCATTTTTGAAATTGCTTTCCAATACATTTCTGGATGTGGCTTTGAATTTTGTACATCTTCGTTTGATATTACTAAATCCATATATTCCATGATACCTAATTTAGATAATACTATTAAACATGTTTTTCGTATAGAATTTGAACATACAGCAATCTTAAAATTATTTGAAACTAAATTCGACATTATATCTTTTAGTTTTGTATCTTCTTTTAATTCTTTCAATTTTTGTAGTGTCAAATCTTGTTTATATTTCCATATTTTGTCGTGTTCGTTTTTTGGCAATCCTTTCTTTTCTGATAACATGTCTAACTTTTGCCTAGTTTTTAATCCATCATAAGTACTTAAATGTTCGTTCCATGATATAGCATACTCATCACCTAATGCTTCATTAAGAGCATCAAAATGAATATTTTTAGCTTCTACCAAAACGCCATCCAAATCAAATATTACTAACTTAATCATTGTTTTAACTCAATTAAATCTTTTTGTGCTTTTTGACTATCATAATATTCGTCTCCAAACGAACATACTTTTATATCTGACTTATCATAAAAGTGATGCCACATCATTTCTTCTCCAATTTTCCATATACCTAAAGAATTATACATTCCTTCTGACCAATATGTATTTAGTCTTGGAAATACGTCACAATAATAATCCATAATATCAGAATTTGAAAAAGCAAATTTATCACTTACAATATGTGCTTCATTATGGTCCTTTGGATAATACCATAAAACATCTAATTTGTTTATTATATTTTTTGGTATTTCAGGAAATCGCACATCTGTTCTTGCTTTTATGACCAAATCATATTTTTTACCATCTTCTTTTTCAGCCTCTGATTTGAGTTTATTACATTCGTACATAGTATAAAACATAGGTAAATTATATTTTGACCATCTGTTTTTATCAGGGTTTCTTAGTAATTCATGAGGTCTACTTACATTTTTTATTTTATCTTTATAGCTTTCCTTAAATTCTTCTAAAACAATTTTTCTAGGTGAATATAATTTTTCTACATTTTTTTCTAATTTATCATATCTATTAAAATCATCAACAAAAAAACCATTATACTTATTATCTTGTGCTCTAGCTTTCCACGTACCTCCAACATCATTCCAAGAATATATAAAAATATCAGGATTTAATTTATCAATAATATTATTTTTTAATTCTTGAAAAGTTTTTTGATACGACCTAAGTTCTCCTGATATACATAGTGCTACTTTCATTTAATCATCCCTCTAATTTTATCTAATATAAGATATATGTTTATATCATTTGCTCTAAATGATTCAAGATATTCTGCGTTTGGATTTTCAGGCATCCAATTTTTACCTGTACCTGCATAATGATTCGTCCCCCAGCCCCACAATCCTAATGTTGGATGATTGTAAGCTGACGAAACCCAGGCCATACCTGTATCACATGTTATTAAAAACTCTGTTTGCAATAATTTGTATACGCTTTCAATATAACTTCCTTCTATTTTTATTGTATCTTTTACATTAGGCTCGCCAGGTCCTGATAAATGATATATTGTATAGCCTTTTTGTTTTAGAAAATAAACTATTGAATTTACAATTTCCGGCCTTAATGATTTAATGCCATTTGTTTTCCAGTCACTAGGAAACAATGATATTGCTACTGATTTATTTTCTTTTATTATACCTTCAGGTTTTTTAAGATTTACCTTTATTTCATCTACGTCGATACCATACATATTACCACACTCTTGAACAATATGTCTTTTTGTAACCCAATCATGTTCCTTATGCACAGGTGCAACGTCGTACATCTTATCAAATCCTATTTTATCTATAATTTTTTTATCATTTTCACTAGGCCAAAATCCATCTCCATTCTTTTCAAATCTTGGTGTATATCTTTCCCATTTAATAAATTGCTTTATGTTAGGATGGTAATTTTTATATACATCAAGTATTTCAAAATATTTTTTATATGCACCCATATAAATTTCAGCATCAGGATTTAATTTCATTATTTTTCTAAGAGTAGGCTCTTGTATAATAATATCACCAAACTGACCATTTATTCCAAAATATATTTTTTTCATAAAAGCCCTAATGTTTTATTGTAATTTATGTTTTTGAAATTTTTACATTTGTCAAAATATTTTTCACTTACCCACCAATCTTCCCAAGGTTCCCAAATACTATTACCTTGTTCATCATATTTTTCAGTACCTTTTGTAAGTACATTCTCAACAATCAATTTGTAGCCTGCTTGTTTTAATATTTTTATAGACTCTGATTTTCTATAATCTGTTTGTGGTTCGTTTTTATACACATCATGTTCGAATGTCATAAAATCAAATGTATATCCATTAGCTATCAAAATTTTGATACAAGGTATCGAAGCTTCATCGACATCAAGTGATATATAATTAAAATGCTTAATAGGAAGTACTTTTCTTAAATCTACAATAAAATTATCAACAGTCACATCAGATTTTATACAAATATTTCTTCTTCCTGATTTATTAAATAATTCAACCCATTTATCTTGAAAGTCAACTGAAACACCTCTCCAACCTAACCATTCTAATGATGCAGAATTATTACCATCAAAAGGATGGTGGCTACCTAAATCTAAATATTTACCTCTGCCTCCAATAAGTTTATGAGCAAATCTATCTTGATATTCTTTACCCCAATATTGCATTTGCCCACTCCATTCTTGTTAATTTTTTTACTTTTTCCATACCGTTTTTAGATATTCTATTTCTTAAATCTTTATTGTTAAGATAATAAACAATCTTTTCTTGTAAATCTGAAATGTCGTTATATATTATCAAATCCTCTCCATCTACAAGACCTGTTAATTCTCTACCATACCAATCATCTGTTAACAAAAAACCTCCAGCTGCAAGTATTTTATACACTCTATCAGAAGCACAATTATCTGTACATATATTCAGATTTATCCTTGATTTTCCTACCTCTATTGAATGTTGCAAACCATAGGCTGATGAAATTATTTTTACATTGTTTAAGCGCTCTAACACAGTACTTCTATTACCATACACATTACCAATAAATGAAATATCGTATTCTTTTTTTACATTTTGTACAAAATCAACAGATTCATCATATCCTTCACAAATATATCTACAATCTTTATTTACAAGTATTGCTTTTTCAAGCGAGTTCTTTTTGTCGAAAAATGCTACATCACTTAACATTGTTTTTTCTGCCATTTCCATAGTGAATGTTTGTGCAGGGTCAGGAAACCAATATACAATTTTTTTATTATTCTGCTTTAATTTATTCATTGTATATTTACTTAATCCATTTCCTTTTGCAATTAGTATAATATCATATCCTACTTTTTCTTGCAATACAATATTGAAGTTATTTATAGACCTATAAGAAAATTCTTCTACATCATGCCCAAGTTTTGTTAAACATTTCTTTTGAGATATATTTGTAGAGCCTTCTGTAAAAACTCCTATAAATAATATTTTCATAACTGTTTTTCTATTTTATCTAATATAACAAAATTATTTGATTCTAAAAAATCTATAAGTTCTTTTCCTTTATATTTAGTAAACCAGTTTTCGTATGTACAGCCAACTCTATTATCTGTTTTTATTTTAAGTCCTAACATTCTTGCCTCAACAACAAGTCGACAGCATGTCTCAACAGCATGCGAGAAAAACACTAACCCTTCGTATTCTGACATCACCTCCATTAGTTCTTTCCACTGATAATTTTTAAGATAATCAAAATCTATTTTTTGTGTTTCACAAAGCTGTATTCCTAAATTACTTCTTTTACCTGGTACTATACACCATTTGCCATTTTTGTTTTCTTTGTAACATTTTCTTATATGGTCAAATTGCTCCTGAGAAAATTGAGTGCACCCAAGAGGTTCTACATTTATTAGGTCAATATGTTTTAATAATAATTCTGCAGAATGATTTGTTAGACAGAAAACCTTTTGAGCACCTCGATAAAATGTTTGATTAACAACTTCAGATTCTGGTGCAACAAAATCTTTATACATTGCCGTGTTTCTAGACCTAACATATTTTTGGTCACGTTCAATAATAATATATTTTATTCCTGATGAAAAGAACCAATTCTTATTTTCTACTGATAAACCAACAAAGTTAGAAATGATAAAAGTATCAGCCTTATGTATGGTCGGGTTAAATGTTTGACTTTTGACAGTTTTTATATTATACCCTTCTTTAGCAAGATAATCAATTACAACCTTGTCAGATATTTCAGCTCCACCAACAATTTCATTAGCAAAGAAGTCTGAAATGTATATTATTTTTTTCATTATTTACCCACTGTTACATCTCTATCGAATTCATAGTCTATAAGAGTAACCAATCCCATACTATTAAATAGTAAAGTTCGATATGAGTTGTTATATAACCTTTTTAAGTCTTTTTTTAATGTTCCAATATAAAACCTTTGAGAAGACTGCTCCATTATTAGTTTAGGAATATCCAATCCTCGTTTTTTGTATTTAGGTATAATTCTTACACCTGTCTGTTCTGCTAAGTCCTGAAATTTTAATACTGAAAATTCGTTAAGACTTAGTACATGAACCTTTCCAATATAAAGTGGATTAAGAACCAAAAACATATATTGCTTTTTTGAACCATCATTTCTTTTATACAAATTACTTATTACCATACCTTTTTGTAAATCATTTTTTGGTATGATTAAGCGAGATTGCATTTTCATTAAATGCTGATTATAGAAATTTGTTTTTGGTTGTGCCATTATAGATTACCTAATGCAAATCCTTTTACTTTTTTACATGCCTCGAGATAGCTTACAAAATACTCAGCCTTTTCCATATCTACTTTTGATTGAAAATCACCACCAGTATATCGAGCTGCTTCTTCCTCTGTTAAATTACTAACAGGAGCATAACACCATTTAATTAAATTCGGTCCAGTAACTTCATCTCCAGACGCAGCAGCTACCGTGCCTGTTGGAAACACCATGCATTCCATTGTTTGTATTGTTGCAGGGTACCAATATGACTCTCCATCATCATATCTTAAATCCTTGATTAAATCTGGCATTCCTTCTTCGTATTTTTTAATATCGAATTTTGGATTTTTCTTGTAGTTTAATGGATATTCATTTGTATAATATCCTGAACTTAAATCCATTTTTGATACTCCATTTTTATCATCAAATTCTTGAAGTACCATATCCTTTCCTGTTATAGGGCTTTTACCCCAATTATCATTATTCATATGTTTGTAACTCCTCTAATTTTGGTATTTCAAAATCAAAACTTGGTAAATATTTTTCTAATATATTTTCAAATTGACTTGTCATAATATCCAATGTAAAATTATCCTTCATATACTTTGTTTGCTTTCTTGATTTTTCAAGATATTTTTTATAGTTTTTATATACATCTCTAATTACACCTGAAGCATATTGATAATTAACATAAAACCATTTTGCGTCTTTGTTAATTACACCTTCCCAAACAACCGAAGAGTGAATATCTTTTAATTCTCCTGGCAACATCACTCCATATTCTTTCATAAAATCAACATGACCTGACCAGTCAGAAACAATTACAGGTTTTCCTGTTACTGAAAATTCAGCTAAAGGTCTACCATATCCTTCTCCGTGTGTAAAGCTTACCATAGCCTTTACCTTTGGGTGGTTGTACAGACTATTCATTTCGCTGTCTGTTAGATTTCCCCATACAAGATAAATATTAGGTATTTTTGTATTGGCATCTCTAAATGCTTCTGTTACCTTGTTTATCTTAGCCATCACATTTTTCTTTTCAGTAACGCTAAATGTAATACCTGTTTTTAATATAATACCTGGTATATTTTTTTGAGACTTATTTTTGAATGATGTGATAAGTGTATGAAGTGTACCTCCAATGTCTTTTCTATCATGTGTAAATTCACCGTTCATCCAGTGACCGCATACAAGAAAGTTAAATTCTTCTTTTATCTGCGATAGTTGTTTAGTAATTGTAGGTTCGATATCTTTTGTTTTTCTAAATACATTTGTATCTATACCTTCCATTAAAATCTCAATAGGTTTATTCATTTTAAGAGTTTCTACAATCTGCTGTGTTTGTTGATTAAGCTTATCATAAGTACAAGTAAACCCTCTGACAGAATGCTCTGAAGGTACGATATTCATATCCATTCTGTTCATTCCTTCTAACCACTCAGGTGCAACTCTATCAGTTTCAATACCTGCGGTTATTCCAATATTGTATTTGCCAGCTCTCATAAATTCATTTGGTACTGTAACTTGAATCCAAATATCAGGTTCTTGAGCAATTGGTTGAGTTGCTATTAACTCCTGTATATCAGAATCATTTTCTGTTAATGCGTCTTTAGGACAATTTCCCCATCTCTGGTCTAATATTGTAATATTATATTTATTCATTTTGATTAAACTTCTAATCAAATCTCTACTGTGGTTTCCGTAACCGCTTCTTGAAGTTGACGGACAACTAATAACTAAATTTGGCTTCATTATACTAATACTCCTGTTGGATAAATTGGTTCTGGTAAACTTGTGTTAATAACTTCGAAACTGTCAATAGGTTTGTGAGATTCGAAAAGGCCTTCGAATGAGTCTATTACAGCGTTACACATACCTTCTTTTGTAAAGCCGTTTTTGATTGCCCATTCTCTACCAACCATACCTTTTCTCTTTCTTTCGTCTCTACCTAAATCATACCAATATTTAAGACCTTTTTCAATATCTTTAATTGTAGGTCTGCTATCGTAAATATATGGTGTTGGAGGTGAGCCTTGCAAGCTTTGATTAGGCCATAGTGGATATGTCCATTCACCATGCTCTTTTGATATAAGTCCTGTACTATTACTTGGAATTTCTGCTGTTAAATCCTGTACCTTAAATTCTCTTCCATCAACCTTGAACCCCATTTGGTCTTGTAAACCACCAACAACAGTTGCAATAGTTGGTGTACCTGCCATCATTGCCTCCATGTGACTTAATCCAAATCCTTCTGCAGAAGATGGATTACAAGATACATCTGCAATATTATATAATATATTTAGTTGTTCAGAATTGATTTTTGCGGTACTAAATATAACCTTCATATTAGGATATAGTTTTTTACAAACAGAATTCAAATCCGTACCGTGTTCATCAACAATGTCTGTATGTAATAATAAGGCAACGCTGTCTTTTTCGTCTTCATCTAACTTACTCCAAAACTGGCCAAATGCCTGTATTAAATCAGATGTACCTTTTCTTCTAATATTTCTACTATTAAAAAATGCAACAAAATCAGCACCTTCAGGAAACAATTGAGTTGATGTACCTATTAAATTTGGGTCCATGTCATCTAAAGGTTTGTATATATTTTCATCGATACCATGTTGTACGTAGGTTAAATCTTTACCTTCTACCCTTGGCTTATTCTGACAAACATGTTTATTTATATTGTATGTTTGTTTTGATATTGCCATCAGTAAATCGCAAGATTCATAAAAAGGCTCGTTCCAATGTGGAAAAGGAAGGTCGTCCCATATATTCAAATATGTTAACGGTATTTTTGTTCTAAATTCAGGTGCCATATTATACAACCATCCCCAAAATCTTGGGTCAGTGAAATGCATAATAGCATCAGGATTTTCTATTTTAATAACTTCTCTTAAAATATCCTCGTTTCCGTATCCGTCAACTGGTAAAACTTTAAGATATGCGTCTTTTAGATTTCCTACATAATTAGGGTCTTCTGATAAATCTAAAAATCCTTTTCCTGCTTCTGGGTGTTTTATTGCACCACCTATTTGTACCCAATCAAATTTATGTAAGGTACCTGTGATGATTTCTCTAGACATTGTTCCTACACCGGAATGAAGTCTTATATCATCGCTTAATAATAATATCTTCTTTTTCATATTGCGTAACCTTTTTCTTTATTGTGTTTCTATAACTTTTATTGTTAATAAATTCAAGTAGTGATATTCTTACCAATTCTCTAAATGTTATTTTTTCATCTATTGAAAGCTTTCTAAAATTATCCCAACAATCTATATCAACCTTTACTGATGTTAATTTTTGTTTCATAACTATCTCCTTGTAATAAATACATATATAAATATATACTTATATATTTTTATTAAGAAATAATTACGACTTTTTTATCTAATTTTTTTGCTTCTTTTATAGTGTGTTCGCTTCCACTTGCCTTTTTACCTTCTGGTATAAAAGCTATTAAACAATCAACATATTTTGCAATCATTTTATTTCTATGAAAAAAGTTCTTAGGCTGATAAGTTTTTCCATAGTAATTTTCATGAAGTGCAGAATATAAATTTTTAGGTGTATGAGCAGGATTAAACTCTATATAATTACAGCCAAGTTCAATTGCATATTTTTTAGCAAATCTATCTGCACCATCTAAACAACCTCCTGAAACTATTGTAATATCATCAAATCTATTTTTTAACGAAAATATAGTATCTTTTATTTTTCTGTAGTTCTGATATTCTCTACTTCCTATTATACCTATTTTCATACAGCCAACCTCTGCTTTGGATTACAAAGGTCATGTCGCTTTTTGAAAGGACAATATGTACAGCCTGATTTGTATGCAGGATATTCTGCATCTGGATTTCTTTTGCCGTTAATGAATGCTTTTTCTACAAATTCATTAAGAACCTTTGCGGTTTTATTCATTGAAGGTTTACCAGCAGGTGGGTTGTATATTTGTATACGTTTTTGCGGAAAGTCAAGGTTTTCGTATAACTTACGCTTTACGATAAAATACTCTACATCGATATCTGATTCGCTTACACCATATTGTTTTGCAAAATACTTTTTGTATATCCGTAGCTGGTCACCTTCACTTTTCTTTTTCTTAGGCTTCCAACCAAACATAGATGTCTTTATATCTATAATCTTTATTCTGTCACCTTCCTTCATTACCAAATCTGCAAAACCCATAACCATGATTTTGTCTGAACCATCTACAGGACATAAGATAGGTATTTCTACACCTAGCAATTCTGTATTTTTCTTTGAAAAATATGCACCTCTACGTCTTATGAATTCGTCGATAATTGCAATACCGTCTTGATAAAATTCGTTGATTTCTTCTGAAAATGAAAAATGTTTACCGCCTTGTTCATCGACTGCCTTTTTGTATTCTAGCTTCATTGTATCTGCTAGCTGCTTATGTAGGTCAAGTTTATTTGCGTTGACTATAGATTCCTTGTACATTGTGTCAAGATACGTTTGAATTACCTCGTGCATTGCAGTACCAAAAACCAAAAACATACTTGGCTCATAATCTCGTATTTTATCAATATATGTCAACTTCCATTGATGAGGGCAGTTTTTATACATATTTATTTGACTGTAAGATATTGTTGTCTTACCTTGCTTTCTTGCTTGTATTGCCAAATCTTTAGGTGTTTTTAGAATCATATTATACTACTAATATACGCAAAATTTCCGAGATAGAAAAATTTTTTAGCGACTTTTTTCAATAAGTTTATCAAGATATTGCTTTGCCTTCAATAGGTCTTCAATACCATTTTTGTGTTTCCATCTGGTAACATATTTAATTATATTACCTTCAAAGAAATCGAGTTTATGAGAGTACGCATATTCCCACATCTCGATTCCTTGAGTGTAATGTTCAGGATGTTTTACACTATCCTTAGCCATTAGGTTGGTCCTTTGGTAAAAATCCTTCTTCGATGTGACCACAGTCTGTACATCTATATACCTGTAACGGTATAAGTGTTTCTTTTCCTGTAGGTGACATTACAGCCGATAGCTTCTTAAATAAAAATACAGGTTCAAATGTTTGACATTCACATTTTGAACATAACATATCTTCTAGGTCATTTGGATTTATATTTAATCCAGGCTGTCTGTTTGCATTTAGGTTTATTTCTTTTGCCATTACATCATCCCCATTCCTGTAAAGTTATTATCTTTTTTATCGTCTTCTTTTTCTATTTTTGTCAATACACATTCAGTAATTAACATTGTACCTGCAACTGATGCCGCTTTTTCAAGTGCTACTCTTGTTACTTTTGCAGGGTCAATAATACCTGCATCATACATATCAACAACTTTTTCACTTCTTGCATCATATCCTTGAGATTTATTTGATGTGTCTAATTTATTCCAAATAACCTCTGGATTAAGACCTGCATTTTCCATGATTCTATTGAATGGAGCTTTACAAGCTGCAAGTACAATATCTGCGCCTTGTTGCTGGTCATTATTTTCACAGTCAATCTCAAGCCCTTCTGTAGCAAGTCTTAATGCCACACCACCACCAGGTAAAATACCTTCATCGACTGCAGCTCTTGTAGCTGCTAAGGCATCATCAACTCTATCTTTCTTTTCTTTCATTTCAATTTCAGATTCAGCTCCAATCTTAATTAGTGCCACACCGCCTGAAAGTTTACCTAGTCTTTCCTGAAGTTTTTCAGTTTCGTAGTTAGATGTAGAATTTTCTATCATTGTTTTTAACTTTTCAATTCTACCTTGTATATCATCTTCAGAACCACCACCATCTACGATTGTTGTATATTTTTTATCACATGTAAGTGTTTTTGTTGTACCTAACCAAGACGAGTCAAAATTATCCATCTTAAGACCTTTTTTAGGTGAAACAACTGTAGCACCTGTTAATGCTGCAATATCCTCTAGTATATCTATTTTAGAATCTCCAAAACCAGGTGATTTTATACAAGCACACTTTAATGTACCTCTAGCATTGTTAACAATAAGTCCTGCCAAAGCCTCGCCTTCGATGTCTTCTGCAATAATAAACAAAGGCCTGTCCTGAGCTATGCAAAACTCTAAACATTTTACAAGATTTTTTAGATTATTTAATCTATTTTCATAAATCAAAATTAACGGGTCTTTCATTGAGACCTGTTGGTTTTGCTGGTCGTTAATAAAATAAGGAGATAAATATCCTTGACCTAATTGCATACCTTCAACAATCTCTAATTCGTCCTGAGAAGTATTTGACTCCTCTACTGTAATTACACCTTCAGTTCCAATCTCCTCCATTGCATTTGCAATTAAAGCACCTACTGTAGAATCATTATTTGATGAAATTGTACCTACCTGTAGTATTTCAGAGTTTTCACTTACATCTTTAGAATATTCAGATATCTTTTCTACAATTGCTTTTACAGCCTTATCAATACCTCTTTTCAATTCGATATTATGAGAACCATTTGCAATTCTTTTATATCCTTCTTTCAATATTGCATGTGCCAATACAGTTGCAGTTGTAGTTCCATCACCTGCCTCATCATTTACATTGCTGGCAACATCTTTTACAATTTGTGCGCCGGCGTTTTCCAATGTGTCTTCAAGCTCAATTTCTTTAGCTACAGTAACACCATCTTTTGTAGATTGATATTCTCCATATTTTTCGAATACAACATTTCTACCTTTAGGTCCAAGAGTTGCAGAAACAGCAGCTGCTAATTTCTCAACACCTTCTAACATACCGCCTCTAGCTTCAGAACCAAAATCTAATTTCTTTGCCATTATTATTTCTCCAAAATAGTTACGATGTCAATTTCTCTAATTACATAATACTCATCACCGTCAACATCAATTCGGTGGAAAGCAGATTTAGGAAGTGCAACAGTATCACCAACTTTACATTGAGGTGTTGCTCTTTCACCATTTTCTAATTGTCTTCCTGGTCCTACAGCTACAACCTCAGCCATTTCAGTACCTTCTTTTGTTGTGTCTGGAATGATAACACCACCAGCAGTTGTTCCTGTCTGGTCAATAGGTTTTAATACAACCCTACTATCAATTGGGTAAAATTTCATTATACTTTCTCCTTTTCTAATTCATATTCTGATTTTGTACATGTCACACCTGTTTGTTCTTTTACCAGTTCTGGTGTTGTACAACTTTGATTAAAACTTGCAAATTCTGTATGAGATGGCCATCTACCACATCCAGCAAATAAACAGCCGAATGCGTTTGAAAGATAGTCAGCCTTAGCATATTCACATTTCTTCGTAATGTCACACATTGGCTTAAATCCTTCTGCCAATTTTATTCCGGCATCAATCATCTTTTTTCTTAACAACCAATGTAGACCTACAATAAATTCCTCCTCGCAAAATTGTAGTCTTCTTGTCATTTGACCTCTTAGCGAGCCAATATTTTGTTCGACAACATAACTACATTCTCTAGACATAAGATTGAATGCTGACATTTCAACTCCGCTAAACATATTCAATTCTCTTTCGTCTCTTACATCTTCAAGCTGTTCCAATGTTTCAATAACCTCTTTTTTGAATTTAGGGTCTTTTTCCATTGTTTCCCAAACCTGTGTATATACAACATAATTTGGCTCTTCACTTACCTTATAGTCCTTAAATTTAATACCTACTCTTGCTCTTGAATGTTGGTCATATTGGCAAACAGGTGTGCCTGTTACCTTATATGTTATCATTTGAGAATCCTCGTTCCATGACAGGATTTCAACGTCCAAACATTCGATACCTTTTTTGATTTTAATTCTACTCATCTGTAAACAATTTTTTATCTGATTCGTGCAAATCTTCAAATTTTATTTCTTTAATAAAATCCAATACCTTTTCAGTGTCATCTGTAATTACATTAAGATATTCACCTATTAGAGGAAATTTATTTGCAACCTGATTAACAACCTTTTTATATAATTCATTTAGTGCCCAATCTTTATTATCGTCTAAATTAAATTTACCTGACGCATTAAAACCTCTCATCGAAACAAGAGACAAAAGATTTTGACCAAAATGATATGAGTGCTGATAGCTTTGTGGTAAAAACGACCTTGCAGATTGCCATGATGCCTGGTCGGTATCAAGCGCTTTTGAATATAAAGATTTTAACCTTTCCATAACCTTTATTTCTTTCTTTTCAAGTTCAGCCATTGTTACAATATCAACATCTGATTTATTATTATCACGACATCCAATACTCATAAAGCTAGTAAACGGTATTTGGGTGTGATAATCAAATAACCATCTTGGTACACCTCTTACACGAAATATAAACTGAACCATTTCTCTAGCCTGTGGTAATGTATTGTGTGTTAATACTGCCTTGACAACCTCAAGCTTGCCTTCAGGTGAAGTCAATGGCCATTTTCTTTCAAATTTATTATCGCCCCATGTTGATGTACTAGTTACAAACATAGACTTATATGGGTTTGACATGTGGTCCTCTAATGTGACCTCAACCTCATCTTGTAATAATTTGAATTCTGTTTTTAGTAGTGGTCTTTCCTCTGGTAATGTTCCCATTACGATACGTAGGTTTTCAACCACATCATAACTTAATTTATCTTGCATATTCTATAACCTTTTTATATAATATAAATATAACAAAACTTTGCGACATATAAAAATTATATTAACTTTTTTATTGTTGAGTTTTTACTTTTTGTAAAACCAAATTTATTTTTAGATGCCGGTATCAATACAAATTCACCTTCTGACAAACCTGCAATGTCTCTTGTATTGAATATTGTTACATATAACTGTTTTGAATCATCTTCCAAAGCTATTTTGTAAAATTCTCTACCAGTCTTTTTTGACTTTTTAATAATAATTTTGTTAATGATTCCATATAATTGAAACTGACCTTTTTCCAAATCATCAGGGATTTGTTTAGGACTTGTAAGTTGAGCGATAATATCAGGTGCATGGTCATAAAAGAACTCTTTATATTTTGCAAATGGATGTTCATTAAAATAGAAGTCAAAGTATTTCTTTTCCCATTCAAACTTTTGTGTTTTATCCCAATCTTTTTCGCCGACTGTGTCCTCCAATACCTGGTCAATAATACCCTGAATTGTTTGAGATTTCTTTTTATTTCTGCACGCATTTATTATATCCTCAAGTACTCTTGAATTTTTCATAATTCCTTTGAAATATCCTAATCGACATAAAGGTTCGTATGTACGTTTCGTAATCTTATTTTCAACAACAAATTCAACAAGTTCCATCACTGTATTTATATCACCAGGCTTTACTGAATTTATTACAGCAGCATCTTTATCTGGTATACCTTTTACAAGATTAAGTCCAAATTTTATTGATTTGTTGTCATAGTCGATTTCAAAACTATTACCTGTTTGTCCTATTTCAAATTCATTAAATTTTATACCTTTCTTTTTGATTTGCTTTACAAACCAACTTAATTCTGCATTTGTTGAGTGATTAAGAAGTGCTGTATAATATTCATAAGGAAAGTGTACCTTTTGCCACATCGATATATAAGCATTCATTGCGTATGCCAAAGAGTGAGATTTATTAAATGAATATTCAGAATATTTACCTAATACATCAAGCAATTCATCAATATCTCTATCTTTCATACCGTTTGCTTTTGCACCTTTTTTGAATCTATCCAACATGTCGTAAAAATTATCCTTTTTGTCCTGATTACCTTTATGTAATAGCTTAAGGATTTTTCTACCACCATCTGCTTCAGCAAGTGTAAAACCACCAATTTTTTGCAGAATAAACATAATTTGCTCTTGGAAGATAGGCACACCAAATGATTCACCAAGAATATCCCAAAGTAGTGGAGATTTTTCGTCCAGCAAAAATTTTGCCTCTTCCGGATTTTCGCGGTTTTTGATATATTCGTCAATTCCTCCGGCTTGGATTATGGCAGGCCTAAACATGGCATTTATCGACGAAAGGTCCACAATACTTTTCGGTTTGATTGTTCGGATAAGATTTATCATATTGTCTGAACCAAATTGAAATATATCCTTGCAGTTACCTGTTTCAAACTCATCATAAACCTTTTTGTCATCGAAATTAGATTTTAGGATTCTTTGTTCCAAATCTTTTTCACCATGTCTTTTCTCAATAAGTTTGAATGTGTCGTTAATTACAGACGCTGCCTTGAGTCCAAGAATATCTAATTTACAATATCCAAGTTCACTAACCTCACGCTCATCACCGCCTTCTTGTACGCCTGTTACAGTCTCACCTTTTAATTTAAGTAGAGGTATTTCTGAACAATTAAGGTCCTTATTACTTACCAAAATACCAGAAGCATGCCTTCCTGTTTGCCTAACCATACCTACCATTTTAGGTGCGATTTTTAAGAACAATTCCTTGTTGTCCTTGATAAATTGCATCAAGTCCTTTTCACCTTTTTTCTGTGCAATGTTAAAAGCGTTTTTCATTTCATAGTCTATAGGTGAGTTTGGGTCATCGCTGAAATATCCTGTAAGCTTATTTGACAATACAAAATCAAGTTCATGTATTCTACATAAATCTTTTACAGTTGTTTTGGCACCAAATTTACCAAAGTTTGCAATATGACAAACACGCTCGGTACCAAACTTTTCCTTAAGATAATCCTCACATCGTTTTTGAGTAACAGAGTCGATATCCAAATCAACATCGGCAGGGTCAATACGTGCAGGATTTAAGAACCTTTCAAAAATTAGGTTGTGTCTTATCGGGTCGATTTTTGTAATATCCAATACAAATAATACAAGTGAGCCACCAGCAGAACCACGTCCTGCACCAGTGGCACCACCTACCTTGTATACAAAATTATTTAACAAATCATCTAAGATTAAAAAGTAGTCTATAAAACCTTTTGATTTGATAATATCCAATTCGTATTTTAATCTGTCTGTATATACCTTGTCGTTTTCAGGTAACATACCATTCTTAACCTTTTCAACCCATTTAGCTTTTAGTTTTTGCATGAACTCAGATTCGCTTAATGACTTGTCCTCGTGATACTTTGGAAAGTTATCTGGATATTTAGGCATTTCGATTTTTACTTTATCGTTTATTTCAAATGTAGAATCAATAGCCAATTCAAGGAATTTTTTATCCATACCATATTTTTCTGCCTCAGCATATATTTCATCTATTTCCTTAATATATAATGAATGTACTGTATAAAACCAATCCTTTACTGGATATGAATTAACAGTTTCACGTTGTCGTATTACATAGAGTAAATATTGAATGTACCAATCATCTTTATTTGCGTAATGATAATCAAGTGCAAATACAGGTTTAATGCCTGTTTTTTCGTAAACCTTTTTGTAAAAATTGTTACATGTCATTTGAATGTCAAGATTATTTAACTGAACCTCTAGATAAAAATCCTCACCAAATTTGTCACGAAACTTTTTAATAAGCTCCAATGCCTCGACTTCTTTACCTGCCAAAACAAGCTGATTCCATTTTGACTGAAGACAGCCTGTGGTAATTATATTATTTTCATTGAGACCATTGTACACTCTTTCCATACTAGAAAGCGGTTTACGATAATAATTGTCAAAACCTTCATTGGATATGTTTAGAAGATTTTTTACACCTTCATAATTTTTTGAATATACAAGTGTATGATTATTGGCAGCAGCAGTCTTGTCAAGATGTTCACCTGCATCACCAACAACCTCTGCCGAACCTCTTTTTAATTCAAGGAATTTTTCATTGTCTGAGTGATACAAATCATTTGTATATAATTCACAACCAACAATTGGGTTGATGCCACTTTCCATTGCATGGTTGTAAAACTTGTAGAAAGACGACATATTACCATGTTCGGTGAGTGAAATACCTGGAGCACCGATTTCTTTTGCACGCGCCATTATATCTTCAATTTTTGTTACACCGTCACCTTGAGAATAGGTTGAGTGTCCATGCAGTGGAATGTAGCTGGTAAACTTATTACCTTTTTTATATTTTAATTTGTAGTCACACTTTTTACACATATATTTTAAGCTTTTTATTTATATACTAATATAACAAATTTTTATGACATATGAAAGGATTTTTAGCAAAAGTTATTAACAAGATATGTTAAAGGTTTTTCGCCGTCTTCCATAAATCTATGTAATGATGTGATATGAACATATATTTTACCAAAATCGTTTTCAGGAAACTGCATTAACAATGCACTCATAATCATCATGTATGTTTGATTGTCATATGAAAAATTCTTATCAAAATTTTGACTTCTTACAAATACATGTAAATCTATTTTACCATTTCTAGATATTGCCTGCATTGTAGACAAACATGCTGCAAGAGTGTCATTGTCTTGATATTTTTTATGAAGTACACATTGCCTAGACTCTATGCCTTTTTCTATACACAAATTAACCATTTCTTGAATCAGCTCTTTTCTTTCAGTTTCATCTGCAATAAGAGCAGGAGGTATTGGTGTGTTCATATATTCAGGTATTACCTCAACCTCGTAATTAAAATTGTATATTTCTCTATACGTGGTAGAGTCTTGTTTGTCTAACAGACTCACTATTTTTTTTACTATTTCCTTCATAATGTTTTACTATTGATAAATATGTTTTTGTTATACCTTCTTTTGAATTGTGTGCATTTACAGAAAGATTGTAATGTTGATATAAATCATAGAAGTTTTTTGACTTACCATTATGCCTTGCAAGATAGTCACCTTCTGCAATAATATTTATGTGTTCTGTTAAATCTTTACAACCTGTTATTTCTTCGATTAAATATAAATAATTTTCAAAAGGCATTGGCTTGTCTCGGCTTATGATAAAATCCTTTCCCCATCCATTGTCCATAAACAATAGCTGTAAAAACATATCTGCAAAATATTCATATCTCATATAATCTTTTTCTATTGCAGGGTCAAGTAATACATCTAATTTACCGTCTTCATTTAACGGTGACAATGTATAAGGTATGTTATTCATATCGCAATATACTTTTTCTGTAATTTTTCTAATCATAGACGAATTGTCAAAAGGTGCGTCACCATAAATAAACACAGGCTTAATTACCATCATTTTGTCAAAATCCATAGATTGCTTAGTTGCAAGCTCGCCAGAATATTTAGAAAGCCCATAAAGTGTTTTAGGGTCTATAGGTGCGGTTTCATCAAACTCACCGTTATTTTTCATATATTCATCAGGGTCAAAAACTGCAGTTGTAGAAAAATAAATTAACTTACAACCAACAGAATTTGCAACATCAATTAAAAACTGAGTACTAATAATATTTGAGTTTACTGCCTCGTATGAAAAGTCATCACATTTATCTGTATTAACATAAGCTGCTGTATGTATAATAATATCATCTGGTGATAGACGCTTTGCAACCTTAGAAAGAACTTCTCTATCAGTAACATCTACCTCTTTAGGCTTTACCAGCTCTCCATTAAGATAGCTAAAATCATTTGTATATTCTGCAAGGTCTGTATTGTCCATAACCTCAAATCTTTCTATATTTGATTGCTCTAATGCCTGAATAATTGATGTGGCCAACATGCCACTTTCACCTGTAATAAATAATTTTCTCATAATTCCCTCTGTATTTTATTTGCTGACTGCTGTATTGAGTCTGTTGTTGTATCTATTCTATTTACCTCGATATCATATTTTTCATTAGCGTCTTTAAGTACATCGTAAAAAACTCTTCTATGGTTTTTCCAGTCTTTAATATCAAGGTCTTTTTCATCATGTTTTACAAATCTTTCTTTTACCAATTCATAAGAACAATCAACGAAGTAAAACTCTTCACCTCTAACAATTGCATTTGCCCACATCATAAAAAATGAGTCTTCGTTTATTTTGCGATTGTAAAGTCTCGAATATACTATTTGCGATAAATAAGACCTAACATATACCAATGTATTACCTTTGGCATTTTTAACAACTTGCCTTCTTATTGAGTCTTTACCTGTTTTATCAGGTCCGTCTATATGAACCACTCTTGCCATATTTCCATCCATTTTGATATAATTTTTAATTGCTCTGTCTCAACCTTTCCAAATATCAATGTCTTATGATATCTTAAACCTTCATTTTTATTTTTGTGCAAATCAAATACATTAACTGCAGCTCTTGATGGCTTAAATTCATATCCAATAAGATTGTCTAAAGGTATACAACAAACAAACTCAACGCCATCTTCTTTTTCTAATCTGTAACCCCAATGGTCACCGATGAAAGATTTTGATACTATATGCTTTTCAACCAAAGATTCCCAAAACTTTATTTCCTGTTTTGCAGCTGGATTCTCGTAAAAACAATAAGTTAACTTAACTTCCTGTTGAGCCAAATCCTCCATCTCCTCTTTCTGTATCTGTTAATTCATCTACCTCATTAAATTCAAAAGTTGGTACAGGCATAATAATTATTTGGCCTACTCTATCACCAGGTTCGTATCTTTCCATTTCAATAGAACAACCTGATTTTTTGAATCTTAATTTTACAGGACCTCTATATCCTGAATCTACAACGCCAACGCAGTTAGCTAGCATTAAATCTATTTTTGATACAGAGCTTCTTGGAAATAAATAACCTACATAACCTTCAGGAATTTGCATAGCCAATCCTGTATCATATTCAATATATTTTATTTCTTTAGATGTATAACCTTCTTTACAGTCTCCATATTTTACAGTCATAGATACTGCTGTTAAATCCATACCTGCGTCACCTTGTTTTGCGTAAGTAGGTATTTTTGCTGTTGGGTCTAGTTTTTTAATATTAACCTTCATTGTGTATTACCTCTATTATATTACCGTTAACAATTTGTATACCATCATTTAACTTTCTATCAAGTGCCTCCTGTGTATAAATACCTAAATTCTTTTTTAGATAAACCTTAAAACCACTGTCGTGTAGTTTATTTGCATTTGATATGTCGTCATCAACACAAAATGCAACCTGTTTTGGGTCAAAATTATTTATGATATATTTTTCTTTTTCTTCGTCAAATACAATTGCATCATAACATATATCGTTATCAGACAACCATTTTATTGTATCTGAATAAATTCTAAAATATTTTTTATATGGCCTTGCCGTTAACAGCACAACGTTGTATTTTTCACATGCATTTTTCATAAAAGTTTTTACACCATCCAATACATTAAGAGTTGCTTTTACACCGCATGTTCTATATTCAGATTTAAGTTTATATTGCTGTTTTTTATCTACTTCTTGCTTAAATTTAGCAAGTGAATTAAATTTTAGGTTATGTTCATTTTCAAGCCATCTTAAAAATCCACCAGGCCATTCTGCAAGTACACCATCAATATCTATAAATGCTATTTTCTTATCAGACGATTTGATTTTTTCCATAACATCTTCTTGTCTAAATTTTGCCTCAACAACTTTTGACTTATCTACAAATTTGTCATATAAATTATCGACACTAAATCCATTAAGCTGAATAATACCGAACAGATATTTTAGCACATCTACACATTCTTCTAAAACATTATCATTTACATCCTCTGTGTCCTTTGATGTGTGCATTTTCCAATCAATCTCATCGAGTACTTCATATACCTCTTTAGACAGCGCTAGAACGTATTCCTTGTTCCATTTAATTTTTAATTCCTTATCATTTACAATGTCATTAACGGAAAAACCTTGTTTTTCAAAAAACTTTTCTGTAAATGATTTTTGTATTTCAAATATATCTTTTAATCTATCCATGACTTTACTCTATCTAATACCTCGTTTGCTTTTACTTTATGATTCCATTGTGCAAATCTACCTAACATCTTAATACCACATATTTCATCAACATCTTCACTGTGTTTTATTTGTATAGGCAAATTTTCAAATTTCATATCTACTTTATTACCTTCTATATTTTCATCTTTAATAGGATTTACAGATTCATATACAATATAATCATTGAAATATGTACATCTTGTCCAATCAGCATCAATAGAATATATATAATCATATGACAATGAAGGATGTTTATGTTCCATAGCTTCTTGTATTGTAAAACCATAATCACATTTGTAAAAACATTTTTGTAATGTAGACAAATCTAATTTATATTTTTTTATTTCAGCTGCAACATTTTTTGATAGCTTGCCTAGCAAGTTTAGATTAAGTGTAGAAATAATATTTTCATAGGAATATTCATTTGAACTTACTACTATTTTCTTTTTATCTGTATCAATCTTTTCTACAGTGGCACGCCAAACCTGGCCTCTATCTTCTACAATTTTAAGAAGTCTTGTAAATAACTCTTTATACGAATCTTCACCAAAATCACCTATTTCACAATGTCTTATTTCTGTTTTGCCTTCTGACAAATGGCTGCCTTCACCTTCGTGACCTCGTGTTCTCATGCTATATTTCTGCTTGAAATTACTATCAGGTGAATCATAAACACCTTCGCTTTCATGATATCCTATAACACAATTTTCTACTTTCAATTCTAAATCGTTTGCAATTTCTTTTACAAACCACTTCATAGCTGTTGTAGCCTGAAGCAATCTTGGTCCAGGAATAAAAGGCATATTTAGCTGACCTAAAGGTTTGCTATCAATTACCTTATATTCTGGATTTAGATACGCTGCTATTAGACCTGCTGGTCCTGCGCCTAGTATTAAATTCTTGCTTTCCATCTATAACCTTTTTATTTTTATCTAATATAACAAATTTTTCCGACATATGAAAATTAAAATGATATAATTTTGTTATCCAATCATCTGACCTCACAGCTACCTCCAGCACATGCAAGCTCACCTGATAAATCTGTATTGTCTTCTATTTCGATGACATTTTCCAAATTAACATTTGTTAAAGCTTTCATCATATTTTCATATGTTTTCTTATCTATATCTTCAAATGGTGCTTGTGTATATGTACCACCATCATAAGGTAATACAGAAAGACCATTGTAATAATTTCTATTTGTCCACATCCATTCACCTGCCAATTCCCATTCATCTTGTTTCAGAGATATTGTAGCTGACACATTGTGTGAGTTAGAGCCTTTTCTATGTCCTGATTTTACCCATTCAGTTGCAACCTTTTTAACCCTATCTAAAATATTAAATGGTGACTCTGTTCTAAGTATCGAACCTTCAGGAGCCTTTTGTGGCACTTGAATAACTGCAGTATCATGAGGCCTGAAATATTCGTCTTCAACTAAATCTGGATGGTTTGTTTTTAGGTAATTATATATTGACTCGTTTTTGCCAACTCGTATACGTCTGATATAATAATCATTATGCCATGCATGAATACCTGAGCTCGTACCTAAAACTAGACTTGTAGTACCTGCAGGTTTTACAGTTGTTGTTCTAGCTGACTGGTTTATACCTATAATTTTTGCAACTCGTGTATTTTCTCTTTTTACAACACTTGCTGCTTTTTTCATATCATAACCTAATACAACACCAGAACCAATACCGGTCATTGACACACCAATTAGCGCCTCTTTTTCTGTTGTTTCTTTCCAAACATCTCTAAGATAATGAAAGTCTGTATATCCAGCCTGCAGTGTTCCTATAAATGATGCAACCTTTACTCTTTCATTTAGGTCGTCTTGAGATTCTATATTACTAACATTTACTTCGCAAAGATTACAAAACTGGTTAGGCCTTAAAGCAATTTCACAACACGGATTTGTACCCCAGTCTTTATCATTGTTTAGATAAATACCAGGTTCACCTGCGCCAGACAACTCTACTCTTTTCCACAAGTCCATAAAAAAGTCTTTGGTGATTTTATGTCTCATAAGTACTGCAGAGTTGTTGGCTCTACCTCTTTGTGGATTTGTTTCCCACCAGTTACCTGATTTACAACCAATCATTTCATCATCATCTGCGTTAAACAAACTAATTAGTGCAGCACGTCTGATACCACCAGCTAATACAGCGTCAGCAATATGACAGACAATGTCGTGAGCCTCTAAAGTTGTAAGTCTTTCACCTGTCTCTTTTGCCTCGAGCATTCCTGTAAGTTTTAGTATACATTCTTTTAATGGTTGAGGACCTGGAGCTTTACCGCCAGATGTGACTAGCTGTGCGCCTTTTGGCCTAATATCTGAAAAGTCAAATTCAACTCGACTACCACCGCCATTCATATATGACTTCATCAGCACCTTAATTGCATCAGCCCAACCTTCAATACTGTCACCAATTAAAAATCTTTTCTTTCTTTTTGGATAGGGCTTATTTATTACTGGAAGCTTTTCAACGTGGTGTCTTTGTACAGAATAACCAACACCAGTACCACCTAATAACAAAAACATTGTTTCACTAAAAGCATCAATGCAATCAATAGGAAGATATGCGCAATTGTAAATTCTGTTAGGTGATATTTCAATTGGCTTACCACCGAACTGTAAACTACGCATAGATGGAAGTACCTTTTTATCATATACCAATTTATATTTTTCTTCTATCTCGTCTTTTAACATAGGAAATTTTTTCTGATGCATTTCCTTGTTTCTTGTTACTAACTCTTCCCACGTCTCTCTTCTGTTTAATTCTGGTACGAACTTTGCGTACTTCATATAAACTGTAATTTCTGATAATATTTGATTTGATACTTCCATTTTTCTCTTCCTTTATTTGCTTACGATTTCTGACTAAAAAATACCGGCGTGTTTACCGGCTTGCCACTATAAATATATCATGACTCTAGTTCTTCAAATCTTTTTTTCATTTCTTTTCTTAAATATTCTTGATGATTGCTCATTTGTGTTTTTAGCTCTTTACCTGTAACTGAATTTTCGTCAAAGATATCAAAGCTACCATTGTTTGTATTTATTTGACTAGGGAAAGTAATACCGTCAGGACCGAACCTGTTTTTAATTACGTGTATTCTACCTGTTCCACCAACCTTGTCCTCTATCTTTCTACTTAATGACATTACAAAATCAGCTGTCATAATTTTAGAATATGATTCTGCAATTTTATCTGCTTGTATTACATCTTCTTGCAATGCTGACCTGTTTGCCTGTGACGCTGTCCATACTGGTACATCAATCTGTCCAGCAAGACCTCTTAGTTCTTCGTAGATATTACCAAGCTCTAACCTATAATCTTTATTTCCACCTGAGCCTCGTAATAAATCTGCATAGTCCACAATAATCATATCAGGTTCTTTTCCTAATATTCTATATCTTTCAACGTGCGACATAATTGTAGAGATTGCAGCTGTTTTTGTAGGATAGTATTTTATTACAAGATTACCTGTAATTTTGCTAACCTCTTCTTTTACAGTGTCTATATTATACTTTAGTTCTTGATTTGAAATACCTGTAATTACACTATCATATCTCAAACCTACATAAGCCTCATTTAGCTCTAATGTATAATGTAATACATTTTTACCTTTTTTGATTGCCTGCGAACCTAAATTTACAAGTAGAAAAGATTTACCAATACCCGCTGGTGCCACCACAACACCAAGTTCTCCTCTTCCTAAACCGCCGTCCATAAGATTGTCTATAACTTCCCAACCTGTAGATAATACATGTCTTGTTGCCTCTGTATATCTTTCTTCTACCAAATCAACATATTCATGTCCAACGTTTCTTTCGGCACCAGCCGTCATCGCAGTATCAATTTTTCTTTTAATATCGTCGTATTTACCTGATTTCAATAATTCAACAGAGTCTATTATAGCATTTTTTAATACTTTATTTTTACAAAAATCTAATGTCTGCTCCATAACAAAATCTAGGTCTTGTGATTCTAAATATTTGTATGCGTCCTTTATATTAGATACAACACTTTTCTTAAGTACATCATCAGTTATTTCAGATATTTTAACTTTCATCACCTCAGCAGTAGGCATTGATTTATACTGCATAAAATATTCTTTTATTGTCGATACCAAAAATTGATTTGATTCATTTTCAAAATATTCTTCATGTAGTATATCGTTTATCTGCTGTAAAAATTCCTTGCTCTTTAACAAGCATGTAATAATTTTTATCTGAAACGTATAACCAAATTCACTTAATCTATCACTCATAACTTTTTGCTGCCATTGCTTCTAAATGTGAAAAACATAATTTTAGCCACAGGTCTGGATTTTTTATTGCTGTGTATGTTTTGTCCTCCAACATTAGTTTTTGAAATTTATATTTTACTAATCTATTTATAGGTTTTCTAACTGCGTCCATAATATAAGATTTTGTGCTACCTGGTATATCCACATCGGTTAGCTGCATTAGTTCGTAATTTAATCTTATCATATCTTCGCTATCAGATATTTCTTTTATTACCTTTGATGTATCATCTGTGTTTTTTACGTAATCGAGTAAATCTTCGATAGTAATTTTTTTGTCATCAAACAATATTGGCAGTCGCTTTTTAAGTGTTTTTACACCTACACCTTTTATGCCTGGTATATTATCTGATGGGTCACCTTTCATTGTTCTATATAACAAATAATTATGTGCAGGTATTTCAAAATCTTCATTAACTGTATTTTTGAAATAATACTTCTTTTTTGTTGGTGACCAAACCTGAAGCCTGTCATCGACCAATTGTAAAAAGTCCTTGTCGGTTGACATTATATATACATGGCTTTTAGGATATATCTGCTGTGAGATATATGCCATAGCATCGTCAGCCTCTATATTTTCTGGTGCTATTACTGTAATTGGTAATGTGTCAAGATATTGTGTTAATCTTTGTATCTGGTTTTTCATAGATACGCTTTCGTCTTCTTGACTACTGAAGGAGTTTAGACGGGTTAACCGCTTTCTAACTTTTCTGTTGGCTTTGTACTCGGGAAAGAGTTTACGCCTTTTACTAGAACCACCTTTACCATCAAAACAAACAATCACTCTTGTAGGTTTGATGTTTTTAATTGCATAACCAATAGACTGCAGAAAACCCGTCATGCCTCCAATATGTATGCCGTCTTCATTTGTACTAGGGTTGACGGCAAATGCCCTAATAAATGTATTTAATCCGTCAATTAAAAGAATTCTGTCATCTGGTGATTGATTCATAGAATCGTATTCTTTTAGATTTTTGAGGATATCTATATAACTTTGTTTCATATATCTAATATAACAAAAATATTTGACATAGAAAAATAAATAACGTACAAAAGTAGGCGTGTTGTTATTTTATTTCTATAAACTTAGCTTTTGCTGATTCTGACTTAGGTACTGTAATTTGTAACAGACCGTTTTCTAATGTCGCATCTAAATCTGAAAGGTTATAGTCAGGACTAACCTTCCATCCCATATCAAAGCTTCTTCTTGCAATACCTCTGTGTAAATATTGAGGTGCTTCCACATTTGATGGGTTTGATTCTACTGATGGCTTTTTATAGGTAACCTTCAAAGTATTACCTTCTACTGAAACTTTAATTTCGTCTCTTTCTATTCCAACACATGCGATGTCAAAACATAGAACATCGTCCTGTACAAATACATCAACAGGATAATCTGGCTTTGTGTCCATAAAAGAACCAAAATCTACATTTGTATCGAAAAAGTTTTTGAATAATAAATCGGTGGAAAAGAGTCTCTCACCTAATAAGTGTCTTGTCATAATAAATCTCCTTAAATAATTTTTGTTGTTTACGCCTACTTAAGTACGTTAACATATATAAATATACAGCTCGGTTGTTTTAATTTTGCCAAGCTACTTTAATCATTTCCTGTCCTGGCTTCCATTGTCCACCTGGCTTTCCTTTATATTTAGCAACTTTATTTTCTGCTTTGATTTTTGATAAAGCATCGTTTATATCTTTATCTGTTTTCAAATCTCTAACAGTTATTGTATTGTAAATATAGTCCTTTTTTACAGGTCTGTTTTTATCGTCGCGTCCAACTTCTTTTGCAACTTGCTTTACCTGTTCTAAATGTACTGTTAATCTTTTCATAATGACTTCAATGTTTCTTTTAATTCTCTAGCCTCAGCTATTTGTTTTACTAATTTACTACACTCTTCAACGATATCTGGATGCTCTCCAACACCTACTGGGTTAGCAAGATAATTGTTTAGATTTGCTACGGCCTTTGTTTCCTGTGCCTCTGCTTCTGCTAATAATGCTGCTAAAATTTCTTGTTTCATTTTATTCTCCTATTAAATTAAAAATAAAAGGCTTTTGGTTGGTCAAATAAATCATAATAATCAAGTGAGGATTTTTGACTCTTAACATTCTACACCACGTGAAGGTAGCCTTTTTTCGTAGAACTAGGTGTATATTACAACACCTTAATTACATCAGATTTTTAGATAAACGTTTAAAAAATCCAATTAATTCAGCGCTTGAGATTTCTTTTTTCCACGTAACTTTTTTACCATTGTCTGTTGCTACTTTTACTCTTGCTAAATAATACATAACCTTTTCCTCTTTTTATTTATTGATATATAACTTTCTGTTTCTAATATACATAACTCCAGTGGGAGCCGTTTTCAGCTCTCTACCCATCAAATCATATATTTTATTGTCTGATGTATAGTTTGCTTCAATTTCTTGAATACTTGTAATATTCATCAACCTAGCCCAAAATGAACCATTCCAATACTGGTCAAAACAGCACACTAAAGTATCAATATTTTGTAATGAATCTGAAGTCACATATGTTACACAAGTTGTAAGTGTATCGTAAGATATCTGGCCAGCATTGTAAATTGTATGTGTACAAGCATTTGCAAAACAACTATCTTCTGCTAGCATATTTCCATTAGGACCATAAGTGACTGCATATAATGGTGCTGACCAAGTACCTGGAGTATTGCCTCCAACTCCAAATGCTATTTCTAATTGAAATTGTGACCCTGTCGTATATGACATTGTTGAATCACATGGTGTTAATATCTGTGCTTGTGTTTGTAGTCCAAGCGAAACTAATAGTGCTAATAAAACTTTTTTCATTTTTTCTCCTCTTTATTTAATTAAGTTTTGGCAAGGTGGTTGGATTCGAACCAACAGTTTTTCAAGTACCAGTTTGATAGGTAAAAACTTAAAAAAACCTAATATAGCCTCTGTACTCTTTAGAGACTTGGGGTCGGAGCTACCGCCACCGTTAAGCCGCTGACTACACGTAGTCTTGGCTGCGTTTTCCAAGATAGTGTTTTCAGGTTTTATGTGCCTGTCAACTATCATTCCGCCACACCTTGCTGATTTGCTATCCTGTAGGTACGTCATCTTCTCCAATTGTCAAATCGTCAATACCGATTTCATCAGTCTTATACGACATTACCAATGTTTCACAAATCTTGTTATATATACTTTCTTTTCTTTCAGGATTAGACAAAACCTTATCTTCAAAATCTTTAGATAAAAACTTTATTTCCTCACCTGTAATATCACAAGTATAAGTATACCAAGAGCCACCTTGTTTCAGAAGTTTATAGTCCTTCATTACTTGTAACCAGCTTCCTACATCATCAATTCCACTTTCGAAATAAATGTTAAATTCAGCCTCACGCAATGGTGGTCCCATTCTGTTCTTTACAACTTTAGCTTTTGTTTTTATACCTATTACTTGTTCTTTGCCTTGAATTTTAGCCTTGATTTGACCTGCCGCTTTCAACCTTAATCTACAACTTGCGTGAAATTGTATTGCTTTACCACCAGATGTCGTATATTTGTCACCAAACATAACACCAAGTTTTTCTCTTAGCTGATTTGTAAAGATTAAACATACTCTTTCTCTACCAATCATTTGTGTAATTTTACGCATTGCTTTAGATAGTACAATGGCCTTTGATGTTGCCCAACCATCTTTGCTGTAGTCTGCATCCTGCTCTACTTTGGTTGTTGCTGCTGCAACTGAATCGACAACTATACTAACCAACCTGTTTTTATCTGCCTCTTTTACCTTTACGATTATATTTTCAATAACCTCAAAAATATCTTCTACAGTTTCAAGTTGTATGTATAGCATTTTGGAAATATCAATACCTATTGCCTGTAAGAACTCTTCGTTCATTGCATTTTCTGTATCAATATAAACAGCCAATCCACCTTTTTTCTGAGTATTTGCTAGTAAGTGGGCCGCCAATAATGATTTACCTGAGGCTTCCATTCCAGTTATTTCTGTAATTCTGCCTACCGGTAAACCACCATGGGACCTATTTGAAATAGCTAGGTCAAGTAGAGATGAACCTGTACTTATCCATTCTGTTAAGTCGGTTGGTGTGTCTTCTGCACCATCCAGAAAGTATGCAACTTTCATGCCCTTAAACTGCTTGTTTAATGAGTCAGCTAATACGCTGGCTAATTCATCTCTATTAGTCTTGTCCTTTGCCATCTATTTTCTCCTAGTTTTCGTCATTAAATAAATCATCAAATGCTGATTCAATATCACCTGTTGATTTTACACCTGTAGTTGTAGCAGTTGCAGTTTCTTGAACTTGTTCAACTTCACCTTCAGGATTTAACCACTCTTCAAGTACGTTTTTCAAATCATCATATGAATTCTTTCTGAATATTTCGTAAATATCCTTTTGTCCTTCTACGATTTTTGTTGCAACATTTGAATCTGTTGTTGCAGCTGTTTGATTTGGTTTTACACGAATTGCAGTTTTAGGATATTGTCCTGCACCTTCAGCTGGTGTAAATTCAACAACGATATCTCTACCTGCTTTTACATCTGTGATATCACCATAGTCAGGGTCAGCGATAAATCCTAATAATTCTGTATAAACCTGCTTACCAAATCCCCAAAATTTAACACCTTCAGATTCTTGTCCTCTTACGATAACAGGAACGTAACACCTCATTTTTGGTGTCAACTTTCTTGCTAACTTAAAGTCATCTGATTTTCCAGTGTTTCTAAGTTTTTGTGCAAATTCCTCTACAGGGTCTGCTTCACCATAGGTAACTGGTGATAAATAATTTTTCTTACCTAAATCATAGTGAAAATACATTTCAATAAACGGATTTTCTTTGTTGTGCTGATAAGGTACGATTCGAACTTGATTTTTACCAGGTTCTGGTTTCCACAGGTTGTCTTGTCTACCTGTTTGAGTTTGTAAGTTGTTTAACTTACGACGGATTGCTTCTAAGTCAATTGCCATTTTTTTCTCCTTGTTTGTTAATAGTTATTAAATATAATAAAAATTTCTTAATCTATGAAATTTCTACTAGCCTTTTTTCATATTTTTTTCTGTAGCCTTCAACAGCCAATTCCTTGTGCTTGGCCTCGACAACAACATCGATATCCAAACCATAGTCGTTGATTTCGTCGACAATAAGGTCGGAGTGTGCCTGAACCTTGATTTTTTGGCAGTTTTTCCATAGCGCTTCCATAGTAGGATATTCGCTGATTCTGTCAATGGTAATGTTGCTGTTTTTTAGAAATGTTTCTACAATTAGTGATTGTTCGCGTCGCCTTGATTCGGAATAGTGAGTACAAGGTTTTACATTCCATGTTGACGCCGCCATTTTAAGTGCCTCTTCCTCGGTCATACCGCCTGTACAAAATTTATGGTGGTGATAGTCGAATACAATAGGTATGCCTGTATGAGCATAAATACCATTGTATAATTCGCGAACAGAATACATTGACGCTTTGTCGTCGTTTTCGACTGTTAGACGTGCCTGTGCCGACGGTTGAAGTAATTCGAAGTTTTGGCAAAACCTTGCAAGTGCAGATTCCTTGTTGCCATAAGCGCCGCCAACGTGAATGTTGATTTTTGCCATACGAGATTTAGGTAACCCCATTAGGTCCATAATTTGTGCAGACTTGTTAAGTTCGTTAACAGCACCATCGACAACCTTTTGATGTGGTGATGCCAATACTGCAAATTGACCTGGGTGGAATGACAAGCGGTGACCATAACCTTGAGCAAGGTCACCTGCCTGTTTGAGGAGTTTACAGATTGTATGATAACCTGGTAAATCTTTGAATTCGTATTCCGACATCCAAGGGTATATGTCCGATGACATACGGAAAACCTTGATGTTGTTGTCCTCATTCCACTGTATGATTTTTATTAAGTCTTTGGTATTTTCGATGCACAGTTCCGATACATAGCCTAGACCTTTTGCGTCGAATGTACGCCTAATCATAGAGCGACCTGTGTAAATACCTTGTTTGCGTAATTGCATGTTAAGACATGCGTAACCTAGTTGTTTTGCCATATTCTATAATATAATAAATTTTTTTGACATATAAAAATTATTTCCAAAAAACTTGTATACATACCAATGTAGTTGCAAGCACAAGTGATATTGCAGTTTTTGTACTTATGCCTTCACCCATAAAAACCCATGTTAATAATACAAATGATATCATACCTGTACCAAAGCCTATAAATCGACCTGGCCACAATAGACCGTCAAAATAACCTACAACGTGCTTTGTTGCAAGTATAAACATATAGGAAATAATAGTTCCAAATGCTACTGATAAAATTATTGGGTTTTTGTCGAACCATTTCCAAAGAAACTGTCCGTTTGTTTGAATCCAGATTAACGTCTGGCCTGCGAAGAACAATATAATTGCTAATGTCAATTGATTCATTTTTTAATACTTATTCGTTAATGTTTATTTATATATAAATATAACAAAAATTTCCGACATATAAAAATATTTCGGCAATTATTTTTTAATTTTTATGTGTATAACTTCTTTTACAGATGTGTCTATTCTACGTAAACCATCATCATTTGTAACCAAAATACAGTTTCTATAATTTTCCCATTCTAATTGGTATGATGTATCTAATACACCATTGTTAACAATTTTTATACATTCGTTTAATGCGTTAATTGTATATAGTGTATTTGTCTGCTTTTTTCTATGTAGCGATATTGTATCTGGAATTATTTCTACATCTCTGCTTGAGTCTATATTATATGTACACATCAATTCTGATTTATTGTCATTGTTATTTAATACAAAAAGTTTGTTATACAATATATCATATGTATCTATTATCTTATCTACTGTTTTAGATAAAATTCTTGATTTTGTAAATGTGCATAGTAGTTGAGTTCTCATTATTTAATCCCGAAATAAGATTTCCATTTTGGTGTTACATTCCACTCACCTTTTTCGTTCTTAAAATAGCAAGCACCATTACCATCAGAACCATATCCTCTTACAGAATAACCTGCCTTTTTTATGGCCTGTGATATCGGTTGTAAATTTTTAATCAGTGTTGTAATATCTTTTGGTACACCGCCTTTGAAAAAACAATTTGATGCCGCAGGTGATGATTTACCAAATTTCTTTTCTCCAGAACCTGCCTCGTATTTTGCATCAGCATCTAGCTCTGGTCCATTATATGCTCTATCTTTTACAAACCAGTACATGAAAGGACTTTTTACACCGATTTCTCCAGCCTGTATTCTCTTTAGCATATCCATGATTATTTTTTTAGCACCAGATTTACCTGCCAAAGCTTCAAATCTTTGAGGCAACATCCAGCTATCGATAAATACTGCATTGTCTTGTTTTAGACTTATTTTTAATTCTGTTCCAAATTTAGGTACCTTATGTCGTAACTTTACGTATACATCTGTTTTAGGCATACCTCTACCTTTCCACGCAGGGTCGCCTAATTCGTCAATATAATTTTCTTTTCCATTATGTTCAAACTCCCAATTTGCACCTGAACCATTAACAAACAACATTACAATTTGTTTTTCGTGTACAATACCAGGCTTAAAATCTCTAAACACACCGCCTCGAATTTTTTGTGTTAAATCTGCTTTAATAAAATCAACCTGTTTTCCAGTAGGTTTTAATACAGCACTAGTTGCAATTAAATATGGCTTCTTTTTATATCTAATTTTACAATAATAAGACCTACCAATTTTAATTAACTCTTTTTCCTTTTTTGTGACCATATCAAATGTTTCACCTTTTTTGATACTGATTGATTTTGCCTGAGTGTTTGCATCTAATAATGTAGTATCTTTATCTGCTTTATATGGCTGGTCATTTTTAGGATTCATTTCAACATATTTGTAAAATGCACCAGTTGGCTGTTTATAGTTTGTTGTTCTACCTGCCAAACTAGCCTCAGATATATTTTGTATATTATTTATATATGCCGATATAAATTTTTCAGAATAC